TTCGCACAGGGTTTACCATCATATTTACCACCAGTCTGTTTCCAACCACCACCTTTGAACCAGTCGCGGAGAGAATATCCTTTGTCTTTGGAAGACTTACCATCACGTTTTTCAGTGATAACACCTTCCAAACATTGACAAGGATCAAATCCACAAACAGGACAAGTTTCTTCGTTCATTTTCTTTTTGCCTTGGCAGTGTGCTTTTTGAGAAAATCCTTTTGGATTATCACAATCAATAGACTTCTTATATTTATCTGACCATCCTTCTTTCATCGCAAGTTTAGTGGCAGTCGCATACTTGACACTCTTGCCACGATCCTTACCATATCTTTTATTGAATTCTCTTGTACTCATAGAGTCAGCAATTTGATCACGCTTTTTAATTTGCGCTTTGGTCATTACCGATTCACTTACACCACCGCCACCATTTCCGCCACCGTTTCCACCATTACCATTACCACCGTTTCCACCATTTCCATTACCATTACCATTTTTCTTGGTTTCGGTTTCACCACTATCTTCCGACTTCTCCTCTTCCTTCTCCCTACGGAGATACCCACCCAGACCTACACGATATCCGCCAGGGATACGCTTACACTTCTTATCTTTATAGCAGTAGTAATACCCCTGCTTACACTTCTTCATTTATCTTTTTCTGGGTTATTACTATTTAGAAATCCTTGCTTCAGAAGTTTTTGTAGTTCTGATGTAGAACCTACAAACACTGCATTATTGGTAACACTATTAGGACCTTTTGCTCCGTCTTCTTCAAGATCCTTAAGTTTCTTTTGTAAATCTGCTAACTTGTCTGTGGTGTCTGCCACACTCTTAATAAGTTGTCCAGCAACTTCATATGCTCTGGGACTGGCACTTTCTCCTGCCAGTTCCATTATTCCATTTATTGCCTCTTGCCCCTTTTCAATTAACGAATATAAATTTGCTCTTGTATATTCGTAGTCTTTTTTAATATCGTTACTTTCTGCCGGTCTCTTTATAGGAGATGGTTTTTCTGTTTCAACAATACTACTTTCCACGTTAAGTGCATCATCAATCGCATCAAAATCAGACATAAGTATCAAATATCAGACTGCTTTGTAGGACTATACGATTTAGAATCTGTAAATGTCTCCCAAGTTTCAGTGAAACCAAAATCATCTCCAGGATTAGCATCAATTGGATCAGGCACAGCAGTGTACCTCACCTCTCTCTTCGCTGTCTGAGTATTAGTGTCAGCGTACATGTCAACTTGAACCTTACGGATGAGACCTTCAGGATTCTCAGCAACAGGACCAAAGAGGTAAGTTTTTGCTGTGAATCGTAAAGTATATATTAAAGCTCTACGTGTAGAGAAGTCTCCTTCGTAATCATCTTGAAAATTGACTGAATTCAAAACAACAGGAATATCTCTTTTTTCTCCAATTGATTCAACCAAATCCACAGTAATGTTGAAAGATGGTTGGAAATATGGAAGTATCTGTTCAACAATTTGAAGAGCATCATCATTTAACTTTGACAGGATGCTGAGTTCAAATCCAATATTATATGGAACAGGCATGAAGACTTTCTTCATGTTACTATTTCCATCAACCGCTTTGAAAGTTTGTGTAATTCCAGACTTTCTAGTTGAGTCGTATGCGATGGATGTCATTTCAAACGACATCCTAGGCATGGTAATCTGAACAGGTTTGTCCAGATTTGCCTGCTGCTCTAATCTTGCCAGAAACTTTTGTGTTGGACCATATGCCAAAGGAACTTTCAATTGACTTACAACACCACCACTTGAGTCTTTGTGCTTGATATTTAAATCATTGAACAAAGTACCAAAAGATATGATAGTCTTTCTGATAATTTCGTGGTAGTAGTAAGTTCCTAACATTAGTATGTTCCGAAGGGATTAGTTTCGCTGAAGTCAATTAGACTATCTGCTTGTGTCTCAAACTCATCATTGTCTCTGTATTTATCCGTCTCAGTGCTTGCTACACCAGGATTCTTGATGACATAGGCAGCACCAGATTTAGCACCAGTAAGGGTTTCACCAGCATAGAAATAACCAGATGTAAGACCGACGCGAAGAATATTGGTATCTGCATCCCATCTCTTGACTCTGCCGGACATGCCAGATCTAGATCCAGTAATTACTTCATTGAACCAATAAGTTCCAATACCAGTTGTTGCGGCAGAACCAATAGTTACGGTTGGAGCAGATCCTAAGAATCCAGCACCAGCATTGACAATTCTGATTTCAGTAATGGATCCTCCAGCAGATACAACTGCCTTAGCACTAGCATTAATTGCTGGAGAGAGTGGAGGAACAGAAACTGTCACTGGTGGTGTTGTAGTAAATCCACTACCACCATCAGTAATTGTAAAAGATATCACACCTCTATGGGCAGTAATAATTCCACAGGTAGCAGCAGCGCCAGTTCCACCCCCACCACTAATTGTAATAGTTGGTGTTACAGTATATCCCGCGCCAGCATTAGTGAGCAAGATTTCTGATATAGAGGTGATGTTATTTCTGGTCGTCGTGATTGCCACTGCTGTAGCATCAGTTCCACCTGATGGTGCTGTTGTAATTGCTACAGTTGGTGTGCTGGTAAATCCAGATCCATCATTATCAAGGAATATCTTCTGGACATATCCTGTGCCCACAGATGCTGTCGCAGACGCACCAGAACCTGTTGAGAACATCGTAAGGTCAAGAATGTAACCCTGGTCCTCAAGAACTGTATCAATCGTGTCAATAGAGGTGTCAATGACTTCATCCTCATACTCAAAGAGTTCACACTTAAGTTCATAAACATAGTTTTTACCCAATTGATAAAATGGGTTTTCATGCTCAACAAATTTAACTTCAAATAAACGCTTGCCGAGTGGGAAGTAAATTAAATCTCCCTCTCTAGGTCTTCCTGATACTTCAACTTCCTGATTACTTACATCATCCAAGAAAGGTGAAATAAAATCTTCAAATCTTTCTCTAGACACTGTGACTGTCAACTCATCTCTGAGACTGACGCCAAACTTGGTCATAAGGTCACCGGCACCACTATAACCATCATATGTGTTTACATACGCTTCCAATAAAAAGTTATCATCAAACTTAGAAGATTGTACTTCCTCAATAATAGTTTGTTTACGAACATACTTTCTAGGAATGTATGTTACTTCAACACCATATATCTTGAGTTGTTCATTGATCAACTCTTGTACTAATCTTTGTTCCCCAAAGGAACCTTGTAGAAAAAAGGGATTAAGTGCCATCAGCCAATAAAGTCAAGAGGTGGTAGTTCGTATTCCATTGCCATACGACTACGAATATCAGCAATTTCTCTTTCACCGTCGTCGTAATACTGTCTGCCGTTGAGTTCAATCCCTCCTGGTAATTTGGTTCCACCAAACTTCATCATATTTGCTCCCCACTGCCTTTTAATTAATGCAGTAAGATATCTCTTCACAAAACTATCATTATAGATTTGTGTGAAACTTTGTGGGTCTAATGCTCGATGACAATCAATAACGATATAATCATTCTCAGTTACACTACCCCAGTCAATGTCAAGATACATTCTGTCCTGACGCTTGTTAAATCTGATTTGCTTATCTGGTGTCAATAAGAAGTCGATGTCCTCAAGATAAGTCTTAGTCATCGCATACTGTAACAACTCTACAGAGTTGAAGTAATACAAATCATTCAAGAATAACTGATATTTGATACTGAACATTCCTCCCGAAATGCTACTGGTATCAAATTTAAAAATCTTTTCAATACCAATAACTGAATCTGGTACTTGAATAAAGTTAGATGTCTCGTAAAAATTTGAGGTTGTTGTTCCATATCCACTAATGGATGTGGATGTCGCACTGGTAGTTACAATACCTGCAGTATTTGTGCTTGAAGCATTATTAGTTGCTTTTCCTCTATCGATATCTGCTTGCGTAAATTTATACTTGAGGTACATCCTCTCAACACCATCATAGTGACGCTCTTGAAAATACTGAATAGCATCATCAACCAAATC